AAATAGAACCGCTGCGGCACGTCGCCAGTCTCCAAGATGTCCGACAAGGAAGACGCGACGGCGCCGCTGTGGAACTCCAGCGTATTGAGCGTCAAGAACTCGGTAGGCGAACCCATACCCGATTTCCCCCAACGCCCCGAGGAAGGCTCCAAACGTCCGTCCTTCATCAATCGACAGGACACCGGGGACGTTCTCCCAGACCAGCCATCGGGTCCGTAATCGTTCAGCAAGTCGAGCGAATTCAAGGGTGAGGTTGCCACGAGGATCAGCCAGTCCAGCTCGGAGACCGGCGACGGAGAAACTTTGGCAGGGGGTTCCGCCAACGAGGATGTCAGGGCGGGAGGGGAGGTTTTTGAGTTCGATCTTTGTGAAGTCGCCATAGTTCTTTACTCCTGGGTAGTGATGAGCGAGGACTGCGCTGGGGAATTTGTCGATTTCGGCGAAGCCAACAGGTTGCCAGGCGAGTGGCTCCCAGGCAACTGAGGCGGCTTCGATTCCAGAGCATACGGATAAATAGGTTAGTGGGTGGAAGCCTTCTTGCATGATGCTCAGAGTTTATTGCAAACTTATTTGAAAGTCAACTAAAATCCTCCCCAACTTTGGTGTTATGACTAATCTCACTTCTTTCCCGTCCTCTGCGCTAACATTCCCCTAGCACCGCCCCGTCCCCCAGCCGGAGCAGGAGGCTCCTACCCCGTGTCCAATACCGCCCGCCCCAAGTTCTCCTCGACCTCCCCCGGCTACTTCACCGATGACCAACCAGAGAACCCGCGCAAGGAGTTCCGCTCGCCCGGCGCGCGGCCCCCCGGACGCTCCGGCGGCGGCCCGCCTGTCTCGACCCCTCACCGCGTCTCGTCTTCGATCCGTAAAGGCGCGAAGGCCGCGAAAAGGAGCCGTCGCCGTGGCTGATTACAATTCGCCTTCCGATCCCTCCGATTCCTCCGATTCCCTTCCTCCCGAGGTCACCATCTCCCCCGCCGACAACGGACATGTCGTTCGCTGGTACCAGCGCTCCGGCAAGAAGGGGGAACCGAGCCGCAAGATCGAGCGAGTAGCCTCGACCAAGGAAGATGCGCTGGGACACGCGGACGAGGCCCTTGGCGGCGGTGGCTCAGGCAAATCCTCCAAACGTCGCAGTCGCACTATTAAACGAGATGGGCAGACTGGCGCCAGCCTCGGCTCAGGCGCAACCGCAGTCGAAGCGGGGGAGCAGTCCTCGGCCCCCGCAGCCCACCCTAGCCACGGCGCGCGCAGGCCATCACGTAACCCGGCCCGCCGCCGCCGTTCCAGAAACGGAGGCCGTCGATGAAGAAGGAAAGTTGTACGCCCGAGAGTCAGGAGACGCCAGAGCAAGAATCGCGCTCCCACCCAGTATCGTTCCTGCGCAAGGCCACCCGGCTCGCTGAGCGAGGCGGAAAGAAATCAGGCAAGCGCCGTGCCGGAAAACGAGGCTGACCCATCATGCCCTCCGACGACGCAAGCGGGCTGACCCAAGGCGCTCGGCGGCTGTCCGATACGGCACGCGGCTGGATTAACTCTATCCCTACTCCGCAGCGCCGCCCGGACACTTCCTGGAACGACGATATGGTGCGCCGGGCTAATGACTCGTTCAGGGAGGCGGCAGCGCGGGCGGAGGCGGCGGCGGAGGCGGAGAAGTCGGCGCGGGCGACAGCGGCCTCGACAACCCCAACCCGGCAGCCAGCCAAACGCACGCCGAAGCGCCCGGCCCCGCGCCCAACCCCGCGCCCAGCAGGAAGGCGGAGGTAGCGGCCGTGCCAACCGAACATTTCAAGTCCGAAGAAGCCTATCGCAAATCCCGCGCTTATACTCATATCCACGGTATCCCGACCCACGCCAAGGAAGTCGTAGTCGCGGGCAAGCCGCCGCACAAGGTAGAACATGACCGCAGCAAGAAACGCCATCCTCGAAGGAGCACTCGCCCATGACCGCACGCTTGATCCAAGTCACCCTCGGAGCCGGAGCCACGCAGATCTCCGCCACTCCTGCCTACTGTAATCAGATGGACGTGCAGGACAACGCCGCGGCGGTTTGCCGACTGGGGGATTCCACGGTCTCGGCCACCAAGGGGATTCAACTCTTGGCTGCCGGTGTCGATGGGTCCAAGCATACCATCGGCCCGTTTGCCGGCCAGCAGATCAACGCCAGCCAGTATTATCTGTTCGGGACAGCGACGCAACTGATTGACGTTTTACTGACGTAGCCCGCAGAGTGGTGCTACTCTGAGAGGGGCAGGGGCTTAGAGATGATGAGAAAGAACGTCATTGACGCGAGAAGGTCTTTTATGGGTGTACACGCCTCCTCTACGGCAGATAGTTCCTGCGCATTTATGGTGGATTCCATATCGCGCCGCAATGTCTTTCAGCGGCGTTCCATTTCGCCGAAGGCCCAGCATTTCCTCTACTTGAGTCTTTGTAAGCCTGACAGTAGTCCACACCTTGCCTTTGCGGCAAATAACCTCTATGCAGCCGATGCGAACGCCGTACTTCGCGGCAATGTCCTTCATCAGCAGCCCATTTCGGCGAAGTTCCAGTATTTCTTCGCGTTGTTGTGTGGATATTTTAGAAGCACGGTGGCAGTTTTCTTTCGCTGTGACCGGCTCAAGATGATTGGGATTGACACAGCAACGCACCCGACAGAGATGGTCAAGTTGCAAACCTTCTGGAATTGGCCCTTTAATGAGCGTGTAGAAGTATCGATGAGCGTATCTGCTGCCTCCAAGGGGATTCTTATACCAACTAGACAGGAGCGCATATCCGGTCTTTTTGTTGGTGTGCCGATTCCATATCCAGCACGGCGAACTGTACCCTCGATCCTCCAGCGCAAACGCATACGGCAATTTGTTGGCATGGCCGTTGATGTAGTCTCGCGGCTGGCCTTTTTCGTACCCCCATCTCTTGTCCACATACTGGGAAATCTTCGTTTTCTGCCCACAGCCACATTTGCAAAGTCCATCACCCATACTGGTACTACCTCTAGCACAAGTATAGCATTGGGGGTGGTTTAGATGTCAAACCTTGTTTTTATTGGGGCAGCACGAAAGTCACAAAAACAGGAATCTATCGACCCGAGGTCGAGGCATTTGTCTGAGTGGTGTGAAGCCTCTGATTCCGCCCGCAACCGCGCTCTCGGCGAGTCCTTCGCCAAGTCAGCCGAGGATCTCTACAACCTTGCTGACGCGATGACCCCCGGCCCGGTCTACCGGCCCTCCCTCTCGATTCCGATGCTGCAACGGATCATGCTGGAAGAGGCGAACCAAGTCTCGAATCTCTCTCCCCGAATGTACATCTTCCCATCAGCCGGCGCCTCGGACCCTTCCTATGCCGGCGCCAAGCAGGCTGACCCCGCCGATTCCTCTACCCAGTCCTCGTCCTCGCGTGACCTCTCCCGCGAAGTTTCCCTTCAGGCCCAGTGGCAAATCTCCAAAATGAACCTCCACCTGCTGATGGCTGGGCTGACCGCGCGGTACTGCGGCGCCGGGTGGATCGTGGCCGGATTCGACCCCGATCTATCCCGTGCCCGAGGTGGTATGTGGGCGAGGTCAATCGACCCGCGGCTGGTTTTCTTCGACCCAGGGACCGACTATATCTGGAATCCCTCTTACGCGGGCTGGGGCACGTGGATGAACCTCGAAGATGTCCGGTTGAAATGGCCGGAGACCTCGCGGGCGATCAAGCCCCGGCATACCTCCGGTGGGTTCCAACCTTTCTCCGGTGATTCGGGTTACGGGATCAACCAGCCCTCCGGCCCGATGTCTACCATGCCTAACGTCTCCGGCCAGAATGCAAAGACCCAGACCTCGGAATGGCGCGTGCTGGTCCGGCATTGCTTCTGCCGCGACTATACCAGGGAGACAGTAGAGAAAGAGGACGTGCCCGAGACCTCCCTGATCGACCCTGAGGTCCGCCTGAAATATCCCAACGGCCGCTGGCTCGTGGAATGCGAGGGGGTGATCCTCCAGGATGGTGACAACCCCTACCCGCGGCGCCGCGACATCAACGCGCCGCGGTTTCCCATCTTCCCCAACTATGTTCTCCCACCCCTGTTCGGCCCGTGGGGGATTCCCGTTACACGCATGACCGAGAACATGCAGCGGCTGGCCCAGCGGTTCTACTCGCAGATCTTCGAGAACGGCCTCCGCATGAACAACGCGCTGTGGGTGATCGAGGAGAACACGGGGATTGACATTGACGGATTCGGCGGACTGCCGGGCGAAGTAGTGACGATCAAGCCGGGGTCGAAGCCTCCCTCGCCAATCACCCCCAATGCCATCGGCAACGGCGCGTTGCAGGGGGCCGAGAAACTTCTCTCCCTCCAGAACGACGTGCTCGGGTTCAGCCAGTCACGTCAGGGCGACCCCGGTGCGGGGAATGTCTCAACCGACCTCTTCGACAGCGCAGTCCTCCAGTCCTCCGGCCTGTTGCAACTGGCCGGCAGGTTCCTTTCCGAAACGGCCCAGATGGCTGGCGAATTCTTCTTCGACACAATGTGCAAGTATCAGCAGC